TGCCGCAGGGCGGCGTTGTTTATAATTAGTGCGTTTTAACTCTGCCCAGACTCGATCCTTATTATCTCGACGAGCCTGGCGCCAATCTAATACTGTAGCCACAAGCATAGCACCAAAGAATCCGATGCCTAGTCCGCAAGCTAAAAACAATGCTATATATGCCAGTATCATTTTTCTGGGTAACTTGCTTCTAGCCAATGAGTAAACTGTGTAGCATAATCACTCATTTTAACTAAATCATACTTGCCACAGAATTTTAAAAAGTGTGCGCCTATCATTGGTCTATGCTGTGGTACACTACCACCGGCAATAGTTTCAGCAATTTTAACCTTGATATCGTCGGGCTGTGCTGTTAAATCCACTAGTTTGACGTTGCGATTGTAGTCATCTAATACACGATGTTCGACACCATTATGGTCTACCCAGCGTTGTAACATTAGATTATTCCACGCAAAGCCTTTCGCATCTTTATCGGCAAACGCCTCTGCAAGTCCCACCTTATTTTTACTTCCCACCTTACGGACCCCGGGGTACGCCGAAAAGATATTGTCGGAGGGGTCTCCCCGCATACACTTTTCGAAAAGAATCCACTTAGGGTCCGGAATTGTTTTTGCTTCCTTAGTTTTTTTATCTTTAACTGGGGCACCTTTTTTGTCGAAAATACCTTGTATAGTATGGAGCTCATCTGCTATCCCGTTATATTGATTTACGTTTTCTGCTAGTAGCTGATGAAAGTCTGTGTCGCTACTTACTATGGTGTGGTGATCCTGAGGGTGACTCTGGATCCATCCTGCCACCAGGTCATCTGCTTCCAACTCTGGGTGCTGGAGAACAGTACAATTTGTCTTTTGCGACAGGAACTCTTTGAGAGCATCAAAAGTCTCCCAAAATAATCGATCTTCTTCGGCTTCTTTTTCTGTGAGTGTGGCACGGGCAACTGCGCGGTTTTTCTTGTACGGCTCATAAAAATCCTTACGCCAGCTACGGCCTTCGAGACAGAATATAACGTGGTCGGCACGTTGGTCTCTCCAACACTTATTAACACTATTTAGTGTTACGTGGATAGCAAAACCTAGTTTGTCCCAGGTGTCTGCCTGACGGTGTGCGGCGTGCCTGGCACGGAAAAAGGTATTAGCGGTGTCAACAATTAAATATCTCATAACATAATAGTAGCATATTACTCATTTAATGTCAAACATTTTGGTAGCTATTTCGGTGGCCCAGGCACGATGCCCAGCAGATAAAGGGTGCCCGCCTAGTTCAAAATCAAAATTGTGCTGTTCGCACCAGGCCTTCATTGTAGCAGGCAGAAATTTATTTTGGTCAATTTGGGCTATTTTATCTTGAAGTATTTTGTTAGCGACCACTAACTTTTCATCTAATTGGTGTTGCTCATATCTATAGTACTCGTGATAGTCTTTGAGCACTTCACTAAAGTTTGGTCGAGCAAACGCATAAAAGAAAACATAAGGGATATCTTGAAGTTTACATAATTGTTGAATAGTTATTATGTAGTTAAGTAAATCAACTGTAGTGATAAAATCATTGTGTAAATGTCTGTAATAGTAGTTGTGTAACTGTTCGGCATCAGGGTTAGTAGATAACCGTTCGTGAAACAATACATCGTGACTTAGTATCCTGGCCCAGGTTCCGTTTACTACCGGCAACTCGTAGCGGCTAGTTTCTGTCCATCCGATAGCCACATAGTCAGGGCGGTTAGTTGATAGATAGTCTATAGTAGTACGAAAGATACGTTGATTACTTGCACCGCCCTGAGCTAAATTTACAGCATCAATGCCAAGTTGAAATGGCCAGGCATCTTTTAAGTTGTCAAGATAATAACCTTCGGTAAAACTACACCCATTAGCCAACAGCATTTAAAAACTTTCCAGCGATACCCTTTTGTGTTTCAAACCCAAAATGCATTCCGTCTCTAGCCGGGTCAACATTACCTCTCGGCATACCTCGACATACTGTATACGCACTATCTTCGACAATTTTAAATCCGTATTGGTCACGTAACATATAGACTATTGATTGATTTTTATTAAAACGTTGCTCGGACATACTGTTATCCATATACCACACTTCTTCAATCTTACTATATCCGGGGCCTTTTGGTATAATCTGAATACCGGCATAGGTTTCAAATCTTGCTTTTTCTGGCCATAGTATGAACACAGTTTGTATATCATACAGTCCGGCTACGTTGGTTAATATTCTAGCGACAGTATCTGTGGTGCCAGTGCTGATTCCTAAATTTAACATTGGATAAGGGCGACCAAGGGCTAGTTGACTTGGCCAATTTGCTTCCACTGGCAATCCTATGCCTTCGGTTTGACTACATCCTAATGCCACATCAACTTTTTGTCTGTATAAAGAAATTAAATCGTGTGTGCGAAAACCCTGTGCGTTGTATTGATAGCTGATGTTAATGTTTGCCCAGTCAGCTTTTTTTGGGTTGGCTAGATAGTTAGACTCAAGGTCGCTACCTGACCAAAGCATATTGGCATTTTTTGGTAGCCAACTATAAGGTATTTGTTTTTGTTGCCAGAAGTTCATTTACTGTAGGTAATAAAAAGTCGGCCCAGGCTTCGTGTGCTTGCCAGCCCAAATGATAACTTTTGGGGCCAACTGTCGGAAAACCTTGACTGGTTAGATAGTTATAGTAGGTCATTGAATCAGTGTAGGGCATAAGGTAACTGCCGTTCCAATCGTATTCTTCTGCTCCTAGATGCTGTAGATTCTTAATGTTAGCAAAACTGTGGAATGTACTAAAAAATAAATGCCGAATACCGCGTTCATTCAACAGTTGATGAAACTGATATATTTTATTGTGTGCGTCAATAGTACGTCTATTAATAGCGTCACTACTGCCTTGTTCAATAACCCAGTTACGATAACGCTCGGCAAACTCAGCAGGTACCGTGTCCCATCCACTGGCGGTGACCTGATAGTATGTACCTTCGTGTAGCCACTCTTCTCGTTCCCAGGTAGCCCAACCAATGACAACAAGGTCTGGCTTTTCTGTTTCAAGGTACTCTAAGGTAGTACGCATAATGCGATCATTACTACTGGCACTTTCAGCATCACAATGTAGTATAGCGTAAAGGTGATTGGCCAACAAACAGCCATAACTAGCACGTTCGTTATCGGGGTGCGGACGTCTGCCTAATCCGTAGTAGAGTGGATCATCCTCGGCAAAGCAAAAACTATTGACTGCTTCTGCTCCGGCACTATGGCTGTCGCCGTTTACATATAAGATCAACTTACTTCGGTCTTTCCATCGCCAAGGTCTCGACGATTAATTACACGTGGACGATCACCCATTGGTTGGTTAGCTTCCCATTGTTCAAAGTTTTCTGCTACAACATTTCTACAAACATCAGCAAACCATTGATCTACTAAGTCGGCATCGGTTTTGCCTTTAAATCCGGCACGTGCTAGATTAGTAATAAATTTATCATTCCAGTCTAGTTCAAAAGCACCGTTGCCGATATTGTCGGGGTCAAGTTCTACTGCTACAACACTAACCCATGGTTCGCCTTTAGCATCAGCAATTTGTCTAGGGGTCATTCCACTAAAATCAATTTTCTTTGTACGAGGTTTAGCCACGGCCTTTTTTGCTACAGTCTTTGTTGCTACAGGCTTTTTTGCTACTGTCTTTTTTGCTACAGGCTTTTTAGTTGCCATTATTGTTCTCCTTAACTTCCATCCAAGTATGGTCGCCCATATATTTTACTTGAGTTATGTACTCGTAGTCAACCGGGACGCCAGTTGACCAATCTGTTGGACCATTATGTGTTAGAATGGTTTTATTTCTTCTTTGGTCCCATACTAACCAATACGAGTGGCCCATTACTACCTGAAATTGATACTCTGCGGCGTGTACTGCATCTGTTACTTCTAGTCTACGTTTAATATCATCGGCCTGCTTTTGTAATACCTTAACCAATTCCATAATACGATCGTACTCTTGCCGGGCATAAATCCTAGCATGATTGATCATTAGATCCTTTTGTTTTTCAACAGGGATAAGATCAAACTTTGGACCACCTGCTTCCGTAGGATAAGGACTTACGTTCCTGTTAAAAAAAGGAATTAAGTCCCCAGTAGATGTTGAATCGTAACTGAGCCTACCATCGGCTGAGTTAGATTTTTTATCTGTCATTGAATCCAGTGTTGTGCTAGAACCATTAGGCTTAACCAAGCCCACATAGTATTAAAACCTACTAGTGTTGGCAATGCTTTTTTACGACTTGCCCAAATAAGTGTTACGCTGGTTAATAATGTTAGATAGTACAGTTCCCAGATCTGAATTCCAAAGATTAGACCCGGGATGATAATGATAGCTTTAGCTAACCAGCTAACAAACTCTACAGTATTGTAACCAGTCCAGTATTCCTTTTTAAACCACATCATATAGCAGTCACGCATATTTGCCCAACCACTGTGGCTATAACTGATTACCATTAACGCTACCCATACGCCTACTGCTAATAAGATTTGATTTGTTGTCATTGTTTTAATTGCCAAATTATATGTTCTACTGGTGCGTGATATCTAAATTCAATCACAGCATCTCCGGGCCCACCCCAGACTGCTAGACCTTGATACGCAAAACGTAACCATAACCAACGTCCAGTTATATGACTTCGCTTAGGCCACCACATAAAACGTAATCGCCATAAAGCACGATCCTGAAAGGCATCGTATGTTTGTACATCTGGCTCATAACTATGACCCATCATGTGCCCCACTCATTCTTAAACAGTGGTACCTGTAGTCGATCACTGTAGCGTAGCCCACGTTTCATAGCCGCTAGTGCTACATTCTTGGCATTCAACGAATATACGCTTTCAACACCACCTACTGGCATTAGATAAACATTACCTTTAAATCCTGCCGCACGATAAGCACCGATAGCACATTCAGCATCTGCTATATCTTGCTCAGTGGCAACAACAAACTTAAGATATGTATGTCCAACATCTTCATACGCACACACAATTTCTGGACGAATAGCATCTTCCCACGCTTCACCACTGGCTGGCAATTTAGCACTTACACTAAATGTCAGTGCTTCGCGCCCTCTGGATTTATTGCCCAACGACCAATTCAGCAAATAGTGTCTAAATTCTTTGCTGAGTTCTTGAGTGCCATTAGTCTCAAAAGTAATTTCTTTAAGACCTTTCATCTTAGGATTGTCTAGCAAGTCTGGATAAGCACGTTGCCAACCTAGTAAAGGTTCACCGCCTGTGATCACAAGATGTTCATCAATCCAGGATTGATAAGGCAAGATCTCCATAATTCGATCTACGATAGCTTCACTGGTCAACATTGGACTGAGATCTTTAAAA